TAATGAAATACTTAGCAATTTCCACGGCGGACCGCCCGTCTATTCCATCATCGTTCAAATTAAATCTATTTGCCACCGCCCCATTAAAGAATGTATACAAAAGCTCTGTATCTTTATTAATATTTTGAGGAAGTAAGGATTGTAAATTTTTTAATGACGCGTTAGACGTTTGGAATTCTTTTTTATCTCCGACCTTTTCCGAAGCCAAGATAGCATTTGTAAATGAAGTTCTAAATGAAAATGGTGATTTGTTTTTCATCTCTAAGTATTTGATTACATGCTAAATGGGGTTTTGTGAATTATGTATTATCGCAGACGCAAAATAATCAAGTCCGAGTTCGCTAGACAAATTAACTATGTCTTTAGAAATTTCTACGCTATCCATTTCCTTTATTTTCTTTGGTTCATTTATACAGTTCGTTAATACATTAGACCAACTCTCTTTTTGGTATCTGATAATAATTTTTTCGCAAATATCGTTTAACGCCGCTTCACATTTTTCATTTATGCTCTTGACTCCGTATTTTCTTTTAAACAGCGAGGAAGCTAAATTATAAACGTGATTAACTTCTTTATAAGTTTCTACGAAATTTTTGAGACTTGCTTTTGATTGTAAGCCCTTTCCTATTGGAGATTTTTTATCGGTTGTCTGTTTTGGTCCGGTTGTCCCTTCGGGTCTTCCAGATTGAGAACTAGCACTATGAGGCTCTTCTTCAGAATTTGAACCATTATAGTTAATTGGCACGAATAATCCGCTATCTTTGTAGTCTTTAAACGCTTTTTGATTTTCTAACAAATCCTCCATTTCAGGGAACGTTCCTTCGTCAAACGCTTTAAATGCGTCTTGAGGGGTGAATATGCCAAGTTCCACAAATCTTGAAATTACTTTAACCATTTGAGCATTACTGTCTTTTAAGTTAGATTTTGTAAATGCTGCGGTAGGAACTTGTTTAAGTCCCATTGATTCACATACTTTTTCTATTTCTGGCTGAATAATCTCTAAAAACTCTTCTTGACCTTCGACAACTCTTTCCATTATTAATGCAAATTTAGATGATTGATTAGCAAATTTCTCATCACTTCCACCCACGATATTCATTAACCCTTCTTTAATATCTTTATCAACTATTTCGTATTTTTCTTTTCCAAGAACTTTCTTCAAATCAGGGACAATAAAATCCATCTTAGTTGTAAAATCTGAGACAAGAACCCTTGAAATCGCTTGATTTTCAAACATTGCTTGTAATTTTTCTAGAGCAATTTTGTTAGGTCCATGTTTTTCGTCTCCTTGGGTTATAAGCAATATGACATTTTCAACTGTTCGGCAAATAGCTTGGTCTATTTTTTTGTATTCTAATTTTAGATTTATATCGTCCAAGACAGGAAATCCGAATGGAACAGCAAAAGGTTCGTAATCTTGCTTTTTATAAAAAGATGTATAAATTTTATCTGGGTCTAAAGGCAATTCGATAGGAAGAGAGTTCGTATACCCATTATCTTGTATCCTTTTTTTTACATCTTCTGGAAGCCCGTCATATACTAGCCTATCGTTTTCTGTCTTAGGGTTTTTAAGGCGTTCTGCTTCATATTTGGATATTGCTTTAACGTATACATTATCCGAAAATGAGGTTACATCCCTAGCCAGAACATCAGAAGGATTTAATACTATATAACGATAAGGGATTTTATTTTTTTTGGCTCCAAAAGATTTAATTAGTTTTTTGAATTCACTGTCGTTGAAAGACGCATCTATTCTATATATGAATATATTCCCAGATAAGAATCTTTCTTTAAAGTATTGCTTAGTAAAATTATAAATACCAATTTTTTTTAGCCATGCCTCAATAAATTTACGAGATTTTGCGCTACCGCCTTTTAGATAAATCTTAGAATTGCTTAGTTCTGCTAAAATATCCACTGTGTTCCTAAAGATAGAAACGTTTGCATATGCTTTTCTACACAACTCTACTGCATATCTAACAGAGAGAAAATCTCCGTCTTTCGAAAACGCCGTGCACATATTATCAAGATTTGCATATTTGAACTTTTTTGGGGAGAAATGTATAGAAATTCTTCTCGTTGTTATGGCGGAATCTGTCACGCCATTTCGAGAAGACAACGGAATCGAAGCTTTTGATTCGTCTAAGAAAGGTTCGCCAGCAGAAAGGGGAACAAAGTCAAAGTTTTCTTGACTATCGCGACTTTTAGAGGTCATTGACAAACTATGATTCTGCCAATACTCCGTGTTCTTTTTTGTATAATTTCTCGACATTGCTAACTATTTTACACGAATTTCTAAACTATAAGAAAAACGGCTCCCAATTTGGATTCTCTTCTTTATAGCCTATGATATCATAGTATAAATTAATTCCATAATTTCCCAATACAAGAGCCGAATAACTATCTTTTCTGGTGCGCTCATCGCCCTGTTGCCGTCTTAATTCGGAAGGTAGATTAAATTGTAACGTGCCCTGAGATGTACTACTTACTTGAATTAATGAACATTCTATTTTTGATAATTCAACATTATCGTAAACCCAATCCACAAAATCTATCATTTTTTCAGACTTATCGCTATATGGATCTGATTTTTCGTCATTGAAAATTATACTATCAATTGGAATATTCTTGTGAGACTGTTCGTTAAACGAAGAGCATCCGTTGGTATCTTGCGCCTTTGCCGCAAACCAAATTTTTTGACGGTCAAATGAGTTTTGCAACGATTCATTCGCTTCGCGTATCCAAGCGGGATTTGGGGTTCTTAAGAAACAGAATACCCGTTTTTCTTTATCATAAACTTTTCTTGCTTCTGAAAGTTCTTGTAGATATTTATCTTTATCATTAAAATCTAAATTAATCATTCCAATATTTAGATTATCATTCTTCCATTCTGCGCTTTCATTAGCCGCATTTAAAAACTGCAATCCGCCATTGTAGTCGCCCACCACAAACACTATATTAAAATTGGTAAGAAGATACTTAAAGTAAGCAATGTGGTCTCTCATTGGTCTTCCATGCATAGCATAACTATGAACCATTGTGCCTTGATGGGTTTCGTTATCTATCTTAAAGACATGAATAGCAAAATCGTCAGAAGATTCGTTTTCCGCCCAAGACGGGTCGAATGCTAATACATATTCCGCACTAGGGTCTCCCTTTACTTCGATAGACGGATATGTTCCGGGTTTATAGGAACAGGCATGAATTTTAGATATTTTAAAGAAGCCGCTAGAATCTTCCGTAAATTGAGCGCCATATTCTCGACGATAGGACGCGTCACTCATATTTTGTCTACCTTGATCAACTAGATTTTTATCGTATAGCCCTTTAGGAGCCACATCATAGCTTAATTGTGCTATAAACTTTCTTATAGTGTCTTTGTCTGTTTTATTTATAATAGAATCATACCATTGCGAATAAAGTTTATATAGATAATCGAACTTATACGAAGCGGACGAAAGAATAATGAGTTTATTATTCTCAAAATGACAACGATCTTCTTCTTTCATTTGTCCTGCCAATATTAATCTATCCTCTACCTCTCGAATTGATGAACGTTTTTTAGCTTCAAATGGAATAGACAAAAACGGAATAATAATATCTGTAAATACGTTTTCTTGGAAAAGTAAGAATTCGTCTATGATTAGAGCGTTAAAACGAAAGCCGCGCAAACGGTCACCTGACCCCATTGGGAGCGCGTGTATAGTCGTATCTCCAATAGGCAATATCCATTCGTCGTTGCCCTTCCTAATTTCTCCCATACAAGATTTTAATAGACTCGCCTCTGGTTTTCTTACGATGTCTTCTATCTTTTTTAATATGGTTTTAGCTTGACGAAAGCTATTTGCCAATACCCCGATTTCCCACCCCTGATTAAAAATAGATAGTTCTAAAGCGGCTAAGGCACTAGAAAATGTTTTTGAAAGTCCACGAGAGGCAATAAGCATAGAATAATCATTTCTCATTATTCCATTTATCAAAATATGTTGGAAAGGATATAGTTCTACGCCCGCAAGAACATCCATCATAAATGTGGGATTTGCTTTAAAGAATTTATATAACCACATTTTGGCATCTTCTTCGTTTAAAGAGCCTTCTATTTTTAGGATTTCTTCTTCGATATCGGTGTTACATAAAGCGATTGAATTTCTTGGTTCTATCCACATAAATTATTTCTTGTTATCTAATAAATATTGTAGGTCAACGCCCCAAAGATTCTTACCATTGTATAATATTTTTAAGACAAGTTTTTTTGCCATATCTCTATTATTAGCAAAAACAAATTGGCAATTATTGGGATATTTATGCTGAAAATCATTCATTCTGCTAAAGACATACTTAATATTAGCCCTATGAAAGTCATGACGATTTGGGTTTTTTAGATTTTCAATACTATCTTCGACGACAATGAACAAATAAGCATTTAGTTCTTTAACGCGCTCCATTTCTCTAGAAAATCTATCGAATCCAGAAGTAATAGTTTGAATAAAGTCTTGGGGGTTTTTTCTATCCACATACGTATTAGAATATTTATCATCTAATGCGGTATAGTCTCCCACATCAAGTTTCATTATCGTTTTATTCTTAAAATCAAATGGCAATTGCTCTCTTGTATCTATCGCTACTTTCATTCTTTTTTCTATCTCTTGAGAACCGATATTTTCACAAAAGGAAAAAGAATCTTTTACTATCAAATTAACCCCAAGTTCTTTAGCCAAAAGAGAACAAGAACCAAAATATTTTTTTATGTATTTTATTTCCGGCAAAAAACAACTTGAACATGTTTTAATTTCTGTTTCACAAGGAAACTCTTTCCATTCTTTACTATCAATGCGCTTCTTAAATATGTCTAAAATATATTCTTTAGTGATTTTGCCAGAATTACACCACAATCTAAAATTATTTTCGCTTCGGAAATCTTTTAGAAAATAACTTTCTATATCGTTAAAAGGAAGCAAATCTCCCGTTAACAAATCTTTTCTTTGATAGTTTTTAACATAATATTCTCCAATTGTTAAGCCGTGAGACTTAAAATGCTTATGCAAATCTTTCTGGGTATCAAATTCTTTTCCGCATTCTTTGCATTTAAACGGCATCTCTTTTATCTAGTCCTATAATTCTTGCTTTCCAATCTACCATAGATTCAAGCCTATCAACTTCATCTTTCACTAATTTCTTTTGCGCAATAGATAGTTTAATCATTTTATCCCGCTCATCTTTTTGCATAAACGCTTTGACAATAGAAAGAAAAGAAGCGTTTGTTTGAACCCTCTGTTTCATTCTTTCGCCGCGAGAACCGTTTAAATCCTTATTCATTTTTCCTCGTCGAGTTATATATGCATTTAGTTCATCATTCTTAGCCTTTATCATTTCCGTCAATTTTACTGTCAAAGCCTGTCCTTTTTCACCGTCATTTATTGCGTTGCTAAATTGTTCCCTAAGAGCATTTAACTCTTTTTCCGTCTTTGATTGCCTTATATAATCAGAACAAAGGTCTACGCATATATTTATCTCATCAAAGTTTAAATCCATTTTATCCCAGACGGTCCTAACATATTCCGCCTCAAGAAGTCTTCTATCTGATATAGACGAATAAGAATTCATAGTATCCATGAAACGAGGTGAATGCATATAAATTCTCAATTTATCGAACTGTTCTTTCTCGTTTTCCGTCAAAGACTTATCATCAAATTGTTGGCACGTAGCAGAAGTAACGCATTTTATTAATTGATTAATAGTGCTTGGCGCAGAATATTCTTTGTCCGGTTCATCTTTGGATATGTATAAATAGGGGTCTTTAATCTTTATATATTCAGCAACCACCAAAAACTTTTTACTTAACGGGGTTATCTCTTCATTCTGCCAAAGAATTTTGCATATCTCTAGCGTTTTAGTATCTTTATAATACTTATCTATTGTCGCTTTTTGTTCGTCCGTTAAAATAACGTTTTCCGCAAGTTTTCTTTTTGTGGTAACATAAGACAAATTATTTTCTACAAGAAAATTACGAATTGCTCGACCCTCTTTACAACGACCGTCTATATTAGGATTATTAAAACACGCTCGCGTTAAATCATTAAGATTTTGAACGGTTTCAAAATTTTTAATAATAAACTGCTTTTGATCTTCTGTTAGAGTTAAATCAGACATATTAATAAAGGATATCTTTTTCTGCTATAATCTTTTTTGCTAAGCCCATAAAATACTTTTTTAAATTCAATATTTGATTATATCCAGCTTTACGATTTTTCTCATTGGTCTTCCAATTCATAACACTTGCCAGATATTCTTCATCTATTTTGTCTATAAAAAGCATTTTGTATATGTTATATTGCTTTACACTCAAAATCTTATGCATCTCTGAGTTGAGATTATCAATAGAAGTATTAAGATCGAAACTTTCCGTATTTTGCGCTGGATTTTTATATATATCTTGCAAATGATTTTGGATTGGCAGCGTAAGTTTTACATCGCACGCTCTTTTGCCTCTTTTTTCCCATTTGGCATATGCTTCACAAGATTTTATTGGACTTCCGTCTTGAGACAATGAACATTGGTTTTCGCAATCTTTGTTCGGACATTCTAAGCACGGTCTTGCGAAACTTTTATAATTATTGCGAATTTCATTAATCATTTGTCTCGTAATAATTACATTTATCCAAGGTTCGATAGGTCGCGATTTGTCCCATTGATCCCATTTTTTCGCTATATGAATTCTTATTTTCTGTTTTACATCTTCAAAGTCAAACCATACAACAGCTTTAAGTTTCCATGTCCTTTCTCTGGCGGCAAGAAGACGGTCTATTATTTCAATAGCATCTTCAAATTTTTCAATTTTTTTAGAAGAATTAGTCTTCTGCTGAACTAATTTCTTCTTTACCATATTGACGATTTAATTCTTTCGTAACATCTTGAGAAAATTCAGCAACAGCTCTTGCTTTATCTTTACTAAATTTTGCGACAGAAGGTCGATTTCCTCGACGTATGCTAATAGAATCTGAACTTCCAGCTAAAACATCGGATAGCTTTTCTTTTCCGTTTGCACCATTAAAAGAGAATTTTATTTTAAACGGGTTCTCTTCAAAAGAGACATTCGCATTAGAAACGTTTTCTTGATCTTGCGCTTCTTTAAAAGAGGCTCCACAGTTAAAACAAAAGTTTGGCTCCTCAGACGTATAACTGGTTGCTTCTCCACATTTACGACAGTATTTTTTCATAGATATATTACTTTCTTTTAAATAATATATCTAATTACAATAAAATCTAAATTATTTTATAATATACGGATATACTCCACTAAGAACAGCC